CATACTGAGTCAGCTTGGCAGCAATGTCTTCTTTGCTGGCTTCGTTGATATCTATAGCAATATCTAGGTCACCGGAGGTAGGTGACTTGCCTGTGCTGCCCAGCCAACGACTTGGGTAGCCAGTTGCAGCATCGTCCTCACCGTGCAGATCCATGCCCAGCACAGACTCAAGCCACGCCACAGTAGCAGGTACATCTTGCTTGTTGATCCGCTGGGTCAATGGCACCCCTAGCTTGTCTTTGAATACGTTGCCGCCTTCGAATAGTTTGTTCATATTGGTTACTCTGCTGCTCGTTGATAGTTTGTATCATTTGCACCAACTAATGCTGCCAAGGCAGGAGTTATTTTTCCGCCGTTGAGTTTGGTATAATTTTGCAAGTCAGCAACTGTTTGGGCCGACATTCCAGTTTTATTGGCCAGTTGTTGTGCCGCTGCCGATTGCACTGTGTTTGCCGCTGGTGCAGCGGTGGCCACACGGCTTTGTTGAGCATAGGTCTGCATTGGACCAACACCTTTGGTCATGAGTTCAGACCACGCTGTTGCCAAAGGCACCTGAGTTTTGTCTGGATTTTCCTTGGTCAGTTGCAGGATCTTGGCAATACCTGTATCGATGAATGTTTTGGCGGATTGTTTGCCCAGGCGCACTTCTTGTGCGGCAGTTGTTGCTGCAGGCTCAGCATAATCAAAACCTACCAACTGTTTGATTAGTGCTTCAAGATGCGGTTTGAGCTCCTGCGGAGTAAGGTACGCTGCCGATGCCACTGGAGGATTAGAACGTTTGGCCAATTCTTGTTGAGTCAGCGTCCAGGCTTCTTGCCCTTTTTTGGCCATTTGCTTCATCAACGGGGCATTTGCTTGCATGGCTGCTTCTGGTCGCTGCCCTGTTGCCACGCGCTGCCCCGAGTATTGATCAGCCTGCATGCCAACTTTTTGCATGGCCTGTTGGCCAACTTGTTTAGCAACGCCTCCAAGTACTGCACCTGCTGCGCCTAGGATTCCTTCATTTACCTGACGACATGTTAATTCATGAATCTGCATGGGTTCTCCTTACTGAACGCGAGAATTTGCCGGCGTCTTTGGTACGTATTGCGTTCAACAATTTTCTTGTGAGATTTTCTGCTGCTTCGGCATCGTACTCTGCTTCTATTTGTTCTACCAATCTAATGGCATTGGCGATTACGTTTGCGGCTCGATTTTCGATCAGCAAGCGACGGTCACGCTCTACGTACAACGATTCTAGTTCTTCTAATATGCTACGAGTGTTTTTCTGCATTTCTACGGGCCTTTGGATTATTTAGCTAGTTATGGGTCTGAATAAATATCTATAACAAGGATTATACATGAGCAGCCAAATTAACCCAAACAACATTGATGGTACGTATCCAATTGCTGGCGTACCCAACAACACCCAGGGCTTTAGGGACAACTTTACCAACATCAAAACAAACTTTCAATATGCCGAAAGTGAAATAGATGATCTGCAAAACAAAGTGGTCTTGAAGTCAGCATTGAATGGCCAGACTCTGGACAACAACATGAATGACAACTTGTTGTATGCCGTCAAACTGTCTGATGTCAGCTACAAAGAAGTTGTGCAAGTAGTAACTGCCGGCACTGTTACATTGGATTATTCAGCAGGAATGTACCAAGCTGTGCCAAACGTAACTGGCAATCTTTCCTTGGCATTTGCAAATTGGCCAGCAGCTGGCAGTGTTGGCAAATTGAGTTTTGCTATTGTTGTAGCCAACGTTGGATACACATTGACTTTGCCAATTGCTGTCAAAGTTGGCATTGCCACAATTGACGGACTTAGCCCAGGCACGCCAGGTGTGTCTAATACTATTACTTTTGCTAGCGTTGGTACTTACGTTTACGAATTTGAGACTGCCGACGGCGGCAATACAATCAGTATCAACAACACTATTCGTCCGTCGAACACATACTCTAATGTGATTGACATTACCAACACTACCCCTAGCACTAGCACCTCAACAGGCGCGTTGGTAGTTGCTGGCGGGGTTGGGCTAGGTGCCAATTTGAATGTTGCCGGAGACTTTACAACCTACAACACCAGCAACGCCCAGGTGTTCAGCGTGGCCGCTACTACTGGATATGTACACATTAATACTGGAAACATCCCGGCCAATGCTGAAGGTGCGCTAAACATTGTTGGCACCGGAGACGGAACCCACCAACCTGTGCAATTCGCCGGGGGAATGTTGCATATTACCAGTAACCCCGGACAGCCATCAAGGTTTACCAGTGATGCGTTTGGTGTTAATGGCGGTAACGGAGTATATGCCCAGTTTACAGGGCGGGCCGGCAGAGGTATAGCCGCAGCGCCGACTGCATTACAAAGCGGAGATAGCATGCTGAGGTTAACTGGAGTGGGATGGGGAGCTTCGCAGTTTCCAACCACCCCAGCACCTACAGGAATAGAGTTTGTTGCCACAGAAAACTACACCGATACTGCGTATGGCAGCAAAGTTATGATTTACACAGCACCGGATGGCACGTCAACAAAAACGCTGAGCGCTAACATCACTGCAACAATAACAACGTTACCGGCAGCATTGTTAGTTACTGGCAACATCACCGGCGGTAACGTTGCAGTTAATGGATTGATAAGCGCGACTGGCAATGTTAGCGCAAGCAACATCGTCGGTACAGTATCTATCGCCTCTTCGGGAAATATTTTAGTCACAAGCAATGGGGCAGTGGGTTATGCCAACGGCGCTGGCGGAACAGTAAGTCAAACTGGTAACAAGTCTACCGGTGTTACACTGGACAAGGCATCGGGTGAGATCACCATGCAGAACACTAACTTGGCCGCTGCAACTACTGTGAGTTTTACTTTGACCAATAGCGTAATTAGCCCACATGATTTGCTGCTGATCAACATTGTTGGAGGTGTTACAACACCGGGCACTTACAATGTGGATGCTAGATGTAATACTGGATCAGCGTTGATTTCAATACGCAACATCACTGCCGGTTCATTAGGCGAAGCCGTTGTGTTACGTTATGCTGTGATCCGCGGTAGCGTTGCTTAACCAGCTTTGATCTTGCCCAGCATTTGTTTTAGTTTGGAACTCTGAACATCTGCTGTGACTTTGCCTACATCAGCTGAGTACCGACCTTTTGTACTTGCAGCGGGCTCCCATGGTGCAGAGTCGTCATTGTGGGCATCAGCAGCCTTGACCTGGCTCTTGGCCTTGATTGATTCCATGATTGAACTTTGCGGCTTGTTGTATCCGTTTTCGTCCCCGCCTTCGTCAGTAATACGCATAGTTTCAATGTTGTACTCCAAATCAATTTTTTGACCAACGCCGGTCGAGCTTCGAGATTTCATACACTGGATCTGATACTTGCCGCGCTCTTTCATGGCACGACTTGTAAAGATACCAAACACGTTATCGGCTGTGTTGATCTTTGAAATACCGCCAGCAATATGGCTGTGATCGAATTCAATTTCTTCCACAGCACTTCGGTTCAACTGACTGGCAGTAACCATCAAGATGCCTAGTTCTTTGCTCAAGTTGCGAAGTTCTTCGCTCACGTACTTGTCGTTGGGATTGACCTTGATACTAACTGGCATTACCAAGTCCAAATAGTCCACCATCACAAAGTCTACTTTGATACCTGTTTGCAACTGCACTTCTTTTAGGTATGCACGAATATCATTTACGTTGCTTTGTGCAGGCAAGCCTTTTACACGATATTGACCGGACTTCTTGCCTACCATCTTGACTTTGAGTTCAGTTGTTTCAATGTCCTTGCGAATGTCTCTTGTGCTCATACTGGTCAGCATAGCGTCAGTTCGCAAACTGGTCAGCTCTTCTGAAAGTTCAAGACTGATGTAAACTCCACTTAGCCCTTGTTGCAACCAGTTCAAAGCAATGTTCATCATAACCAAGCTCTTGCCCGATCCCGAGCCACCTGCAAAAATATTGAGCTCTCCGCGACTGAACCCACCATACAACAATCTATCCAGCTGTGGCCATCCGGTGGACACCTGGCCGCCAGCATTAAAATAACGATCAATACGTCCTTTGGGATCAGCAAAATAGTCAGTGCCCATGTCCTTGGTCAAACTGATTTGTACAGCATCCTTGATTAGTTTTTCCACAGGATCGTATTCACCTTTTTCCAACAGGTCAGCTGCTTTTAGAATAGCACGTTCTAGTTCTTGACGTTTGGTAAAGCTTTCAAACTCAGTCATGAACCAGTCATAATGGCCTTCGCTTAGTTCAGGGACCGGTTGCAGTTTCAGTCCAGTGGTTGCAGCAATCTGCAATCGATCAGGCATGGTCTTGAACTTGTCACTGTGCTCTTTGATAAACTCGGCTGCGGGCCTAAGGCTTTTATCAAAGTTTTCTGGATTGTAAATGTTGCTCACACGCACATAACTTTGAGCGTCTTCCAACATCATTTCCAGAAACAATCTTTGTACATCACTTGAGTAGTCTTTTAACAAGGGCTTTCTTTCTTAGTTCAATTTTGATTCGACTGGTTTCCCTGGCCTGCATAATAGTTAGTACAGCACCAAGACGTCCGTATTTCTTTACTGCATCGTTTACATCCTTGACATCATGATGCCAATTTGGTATGCTTACTGCCCAGCCCAGTTCTAGCGCTCGGTCAATCAGCGCAATACCTGCTTGATCTTGATCAGGGACCACAGTGACTTCTTTTCCTAGATTGCGAATCAGTCTGGCTTGCGCATCATTGATGTCGTTGTGCATTACTGCTAGGCCACCAATGCTGAGTGCATCAAATATGCCTTCCATAACCAGCACATGTTGCCAGTCCGGACGTTGTAAATCTGTGCCAAACACATATCCGGGCTGAGTGTGATTGATGTACTTGGGTATCTTGTTGTCCAGGAATCGAGCTGTCCACCCTACCACTTTGTTTTCCCATGTAAAAGGAATCAATACAAAAGGTCTAACCCAATGGATTCCGTCGTTCTTGATCGCGGTCATCATGGGAAAATCTTCAGGTACACATCGGTCGCGGCAATAGTCCCAGTACCGCGGAAATTCTGGAGTAATCAGTTCAGTAAAGGGAGGAAAGTCATCCAGTTCCCCAAACTCAATGTTTTGCAAAAGATTGGCCACACGCTGTCGATCTTCTACGATACCATGGATACTGCGGTGGCGCAGACTTTCCAGATTCAGCATGTCTATTTCAGAGTCGGGCGCTCCTAGCCAGCCTAGAAGCCGTCGTGCTTTGAAACTGACAGGCCGGCCCAATGTAAAGCTAGCAGTGTATCGGCAGTTGAAGCATGAATAGCTCCAACCTTGGTCGGACACTTTGAGTCCGCCGCGACCACGTTTGTCTGCATTGTTGCCATTGTGCTGACAACATACCGCATTGAAACTCAACCAACCACTGGGACTGGATTTTCGTTTTGCGGGCAAGTACTGAAGAACATCAAGCATCTGCTTAGTATAGCAGGCTTTTTACACAATATCAACGATATTGAACGTTTTCCACTTTACCGTTGCTAAAAAATGCTGTGGCCGAAACGCTGCCCTGAAATTGTATCGGTAGGTAGCCAGTGCCGCTTGTGATCACGTCGACCCCACTTAGTGTGCCCCCAGTACCCAATACGGCTCGAGCTGTAGCTCCCGAACCGTTGCCTAGAATCTGAACATACGGCGCTGCCACATAGTTTACTCCTGGGTTGTTCAAAGTGACCTGTGTCACTTGCCCATCAACTACCGTGACCGTGCCACTGGCCCCGTACCCAACCGAATTGTTAAACGCCAATCTCAACAAGGGATGATATCCCACAACATTAAAATGGTCTGTGACAGTTTGGTCCAGGTACTCGCGAGTTTCGCTAACATCGTACCAAACAGATTCATAGTTCTGTGCTGCTTGCACTTTGACTGTGCCAGTATAGTGGGTTAGATCAAACTTTATCGTGGTTGCTGCACCAGTAGTGGGCATATAACTACTATAGAATTCAGTTTGGTGAATACTGTTGATCGGTTGTGGATTCAGTGCCCAGTCCGGATATGACGTAGGTGCTGTGCCAACAAACTGATTCTTGCCGTACATGTCAGGCACTGTACACACGGCACTGGGCTGAAATTCAGGCAAGACGGAATCTACAATGTTGCAATCAGCACGGGCTTGCGAATCAGCGTTTACATACATCGCTTGCACATAGTTGCCAGACGTGCGTTCTATACTGTAGCTAGCAGGTTGTGCTTGTATGTTAATAGTGTCGGCAATATCAAGCACTACCTTGACTCTTCCCAGTGCAGCGCTCAACAGCTGGCATGGCTTTTCAATCAATAGCTCTGTGCCGTTTTGTGTGATTGCACGAAACACAAATGTGCTGCCCGTGATGTTTACAGGCTTTTGGTCTTGATTGATAAATTCAAACAGTAGAACGTTGTCCACGCCCTTGTTGATGGTTAAAGATTTTGCATACACTGGATTGTACCTCGACGTGAAATATCCACCGTCGGTGTCGACCAATAATACTCGGGTAATTTGTTGATAAAGATAAACGGTGGTGGAATACATAGATCTATTTAGCCGGTTATAAATACACCGATGGGCAACAATATATTTCAAAAACTAACAGAAAAGTACCCTTTTATTACCTTGTGTGTGTATGCAAATCAAGAGTATGTAGGAGTTGTACAAAACAGGGACGACACTGTGACAACTATCTACGACTTTGGTACAGTGCTTGAACAAGCCGACAAACTGTTGTTTTTAGAACTAGCCAGCACTTGGTGGTGGGAAAGCAATCGCAGCATTCCAATCAACATATTCTTGCGCAAGGATTGGCAACCATTTCGCCACACATTACGAACTTTTGTCAACAAAGATCTTGAAATACTACACGGCCCTGTGTGCAGTCTTGCTGACATTGCTCGTAAAAAATCCAAACGCAAGAGTATTACACTTGTGCGACGGATTGATTAAGAATATTCATATGTAACGCTACCAAGGCCGCATAAGAGATAGAATGACTATGCTTGAACGTATAGCCTCGGCTGTCGTCACCGTCCCATACACTAGCAAATACTTCTGCCCAAGGGCGGCCTTGCAAATGTGCTTTACCAGGGCGAATAATTGAAATAAATGCAGCCATCCTAGGAATTGAATCTGGTTTCATCTCTTTAAGCAGATCCACATAGTTTCCCACGTGTACCAATTGACTGGACCAGGCTCGATCTGTCCACAAGCGACTCCAAGGCGGCGTTGCAGCCAACAATTGTTCATACTGTTCAGGGGTGCGAACCAAGCTGTACACGCTCATGTTCAACAGATCAATCTTGAAGTATCCGCGCTGTTCTGCAGATTCATAGTCCAGGGCAGCACAATTGATCACAGGGTCAATCGGGATATCAGTGATATAGATCCCCGAATTATGTTTACGACCATTGCTTTGCCGCGCAAGCACATGCGGGATCAAGGCCAATACTGCATCTCTGTTGGGTACATCAATATCAATATCTGCGCTCATGTCCTAAACCTGCTAATTTGGCGTTTACGTAAGCTTCTTCCATTAATGTTAACTTGGGAAGAAAACTGCTGTTATGCAACATTTGTTCTATAAGTGTGTCGCAATTGTTTTTAGAATTTGCATAAAGTTGCCTTTTTAAGAACTCAATGTGTAATTGAGCAATGCTATCATAGTCATTATACACTATGTCTGCCCATGCTGCAATAGATTTAATATGTTTAACAAACCAATCAGTATTGTAGAAACTAGCAAACGGAAAGACATATACATCTAGATTGGTGTATTGCATGTTGTTTTGCCGCTGCAAAAACCCGTTGCTAGCAGGATCAGTAAAGCCAATTTCAAAGAACTCTCTCAGTATGTGCCGGGGGCAATCTGGAAAAGTTTCATTACATTCAAATAAACGGAGATTGTGTACTTGTTCACATTCATCTTGTATATGTTTCGGTAACTGCAAAAATTCTGCCATTGTACGAACGGACGGCCAAGATGGATCTTTGACTGCATTGTAACTAGTGGCAATTTGTTCAGTAAAAAATGAATTTATCAGAATATCAAGTACCCAACGATAATGAACATTGTTGAGTTTGTTATAGGTGTTTGTTTCGATTTGATCATTGTCTAATCCAAAGTCTCCTGCACGTAGCAAACTTACCTGACTCAACGGCAGTAAATCATCTTCGGTTATTTGTATGCTAATAACTTTCAGAGTTGTTATCTTGTTCGGTCCAAAAGAATAATGATCGGCTGCAAATTGCTTGTCCAAAGTGTAATTTTTTTGGTGCGCGGCACCAAATTGATTAAACGGTAAGTCTGTACAGTTTACCCCAGCCAGCTTGTTACAAACTACTTCAAGAAAGTTGCCATGTGCGCCGCCCTGAAAATCTATTGAGATCATTTGACGTCACACAATGCCACGGCAATCTTTACAGCATCCTCTGCATGATCCCTGGCCTCCAATGCATCTGCTACAGCAGGGTGGGTTTTTGCTAATTCTTCCATGCGTTTTTCTTGTTCCATCTTGCGGCGCACCCATTGTATTGCCTCTTGTGTTACACCGTCCAGTTCAACTGTGGGATAACTAGACTGTAGTGGCAACCAACTGCTGCCGTCATACACTTCAAGATTACCGCTGACATAACGGACCAGACCAGCACTGGATCTTGTGGTATCAATATAAGGAGCATTGTAGATACTGCCCGAAATGGTTATACCCGGCCCGCTTGTAATACTTCTAATCATGTTACCATCCTGCTCTTGTTAGTATTTCTTGTGCATATGCTTGATCTTCAGCATGCTCTTTAAACTTCTTTTGCCATACATCACTGTCAATATAGCCCCAGATCATGCTCACTTGATCTGGGCTCAATGAAGCCAGGAACTTCTGTCCTGATTCAGAGTTGTAAATTACCCAGGGGCTTATTCTACCCGAAGTAACTGCATAACAGGTAGCATTGGCATTACCGTATCTCAAACAATCTCGTGCCGGGCGCTCGGTTTTTTCTTCCCAGTCTATGCTGTATTCAATGGCACGAGTCAGCGCATCAGTAACTGATTCTGTTTTCAAATGCTGCATCAAATATTCGGTATACACATGATCACTGCACCAAAAATCAATCTTTTTTTGTGCTTTCAATAACCAGGTCATAAACTGCGAAGGATTGACAGCGCGAGTGTCTACACAGTATCTACCAAACTTTACAAATGCTTTGTAGTATGCGCTTTTGGCAAACTCAGAGTAAGTCTTGGTTTTGGCTGAGCCTGACACGCTGCTGTAGAACTTGACATAGGCTTGGAATCCTAGTCGCACACCGGGTTCATCCTTTTGCAGTGCGCGGCGTTTGGTCTCACACAAGTGGGACTCAAGACTGGTTTCTTTAACAAAGTCTTTTTGACAATATTCACACTTGAATGTCATGCTAGTAATTTAGAGTCGTTGATATACTGTGTCAAGTGTGCATTGATAATTGAGTGCTGCCCTGGTAATGGATGAACCATATCCGGGGGAACATGCTGATTGCCTTCAGGATAAATTGTTTTT